CCTTAAACCAAACCATATCACTGTTTTTTGAACGTATTGTTAATCTCTCCATGCTATCCCTCACTTTCTGCCTTAAGCCATTGTTCCACCTCTGTAACAGAACACATTGCTACGCCGCCCTCAATGGTCTTTACACTACCCTGCTCATATGTTTCGATTGAGCAAAGGAAATCTAAAAGTTCCTCATCCGTCATGCTCCGGATCCGGTCTGCATTGGTCTGCGGTGATGTCATAATTTCAAAGCATTCATCTCTCCAAGCTAAAACATTTTCTAGCTTATAGGAACTGTAGCCAACATGATAATAGTCCTCTCCGATTTCCTTGTACTTAATTTCGTAATACGGCGCTTTCCCTGTCGTTGTGACGATAACATCTAGGCAAGAAACTTTAATGCGTTCCGTTTTGCTATCCCGTGCCGCAGTTCTTATACACTCAATCATGACTTTCCTCGCTTTCCCTGTACGGCTCCGGCAGTGGCATCCAAGCATTCACGAACAAATCGTATTCCACATAACTTTTCTCATCGTCCCCCGGATAAAATGCACCGTTTCCGTCCTTATCAGCTTCATATCTGCCAATGTCCGGCAATGTAAAATTTTTAAATGAAATCATGATATATTTATCATCCTCTGGCAGTCTCTCCGTTACCGGAATCCACCCACCCGTCTTTTCTTCCTCTGCCAAAATCCTGTTTACCTCTTCGCTTTCTGCCAGCTTGGCATACATCCAACTAGATACAATTTCTCCGCTCCATGACGTTGCGCCGTTCGCCCAAGTGTACACCATTCCGTTTTCATATTTTGCAAAATGTTCTTTGCTCCACGCAAAAAGTTCAGAATCTCTGACCAAAATCGGTGTATCGACTGGAACTTCGCTCCAATCAACATACTGGCTGTTCGCCCATTCTTTTGCTTTTTCTCTGCAACGACCAGCATTTCTAATGTCATTATCGCAAAAATCGCATTTATCGCAGACTCCCCTGCATTTTTCCAGTTTCCCATTAATTAACGCAATATTGCATCCATCACACGCAATATTTAAAATCTCTTCCGCATATTTTTCTCTATTCAGCATTTTCCTGCTCCTTTCCGATCCTGTTCACAAGCTGTTCTGACCTCGTATAAGCCTTATCCAACAGTTCCAAGTATTCACTAAAGGAAATCTGCGCCTTTTCGGATAACTCACTCGGATAACGATCTAACAAAGCCTTAATGCACTGTTTCATGTCTCCAAAATATCCGATTGTTCGAACGCTTTCTTTTTCATTGCCGTCCTTATCCTGTCCGGCATATCTCTGTCTCAGGGTGTGATTCAGAGAATCAATCTCCACAAAATATCCATCCTGCAGTTCCACAGTTAACTTGTCCATCAACCATTCCTCCTATATTTCATACGTCTTTCCGATAAAACGCTTGTCAATGTACTTACATTCCCATTCCAAAACACTTGCGATCCCTGTCATGGTTTCATATCCGGTAGCAAGGCAGTTAATTAAATATCTGATTCTCTCATAAACCTGTCTGATCTGATTTCCCGAAAATTTAAACTGTGTTTTAAGGCAGACACCCAACATAGCAAAATAATTAAATACCTGTGCCAGTAAAAACTTATTTGCCTGTATCATGCAGTTCGGTGCAATCTTTCTCTCTACCAGATAAAAGCTCTCACGATACGGAATCTTATTAGTTTCCTCTCGCACGTCAATCTTGCATTTATCTTTCAGATAAAAACCAAGTTCCTCGCCTGTCGTTCCATCCTTTGCATTCTCCACATATGCATCAATAGTCTGCTCAACCTTTATGATTCTTTTGTGTCCGAATCCGAACTTATCATGCAGTGCCTGATATGCCATCATACGGACGTTATAATAGGATTCCTCTATTAGATAATCCGCATTGCTTTGTGCCTTGGCGTGTCTCTGTATTCCGATCAGTTCACTCTTGGAATATCCAAGTGGCTGCATCCGCTTTTTCTTTCTTGCCAGTGCATTACTCATTTGCTCTTCCATCTCCTCTCTACATCCTCAAAATGGCTAAATACAAGACTTTGAACATATTTTGATATATTTGTCCGTGCATATTTTTTAATTAGCATTTCCCCTGCTTCCATCATTCCTTGGAACCACTCATCTTCGTTATCAGCTTCATAAAACTGCTGCCGGAATTTATAATAGTCATTAAAAAACTGCCCTTTTTCAAATTTCTTACTTGCCATAATCATTCACCTTTTAATCAAATGGTGTGCTGCCACATACTTCTCGGAAACCGTCTTTCTGTCGCATCCGTGCTTGAATCTGTTCAATGGTTTCGGTTCGCTCGATAAATTCCATACGATCACCTTCAAACTGAACAACTTCTCTAAACGGTGTACCCTGTCGATTCTTTTCAACTTTCAAGCCTTTAAATTTTCTGTCTTCATCCAAATTCCACATAAGAATAATATTGGAAGCATCCTGCTCAATATCTCCGGATTCTCTTAATTCGGACATTGTAGGCTCTTTCGTTACATTCATTTCCGATACTCGGTTAAGCTGTGACAATAGGATGATCGGAACGTGAAGCTCTCTCGCAAGTGCTTTGAATTGCTTCGAAACTTCCCCGACTTCGGATGCACGATTATTGAACTTCCGGTTACACCGTACCAATTGCAGATAGTCAACTACGATCACGTCATATCTTTGATGCCTGCATTGCGTTCTTATTTCCTCAATAACATTTGTCTGATCGTCAATTGTGATCGGATATTTTTCAAGCTCATCATTTGCCTTGTCAAAGGCTTCTTTCTCTCCACCAAGAAAAGCCTTTGCCCTGCGAACTCTTGTCAGACCAATCTTTGACATTCTTGAAACAAACCTTTCATAAATCTGACTGTTGTTCATCTCCATGTTGTAGTAACAAGTGTTATAGCCTTTTCTTGCCATATTCTCGATTATTTGTGCCACAATAGCAGACTTACCAACTCCCGGTCTCGCAGCAACAACTGTAATGTCTCCGCCTTCAAGACCGCCAAGGCAATCGTCAAGATGGTAAAATCCTGTCTTTACCCTGTCCTCTCCAACATCATCATTGAAGTATTTATCTTTGTTCTCTGATACGATTTGCTTCATCAACTTAGATTTCTTCAACTGATTAACTTGGATTTCTTCAAGCCTTGTAAGAACTTCCGCGATCGAATTATCAATATCACATGGTCTAAGGCTCACTCTCTGGAAAAGGCTTTTTGTTTCCCTTACCCGCCAATCCTTAATGACTGCATCCGCATAACTTTTTATTGCCGTTGAGACTGGGGTAACAGATATGCATTCTTTCAATTCGCTTGCAATTATTTCCGGCTCCCATTTGTGGTTTTCAAGTGACTGAGACAGTGAAACGACATTAATGTTTTCTCCACGATCATACATGGCAAGCATTTCAGCAAAAGCATCTTGGCAAAATTCAGAGCTGAACATTTCCGGCTTCAATTTGTTATAAACCTTGTACATGGAATCATTGTCAATCAATACACATCCGATCACTCCAATTTCTGCTTCCGTCAACTGCTCTCACCTCGCTTTCGTTTCTCAACTTGACGAATCCAGTAATCGCAATCCTCTTTCAGCCAGTCTCCGTATTTTGGTATGTAGCGATAATTCGTATCATCCGGATTCTTCTCTATATAGTCAGTAACATATGCCACTGTAGCCTCATATATCAGCTTTGCAACGGCTTTCCTGTTCGGCTCGATAACTTCTAAAAGCTTGTCCATCCATGCTACCTTGGCAGACGTTAACGACGTTTTCTTTGGATATGCATTGATCGTGTATTCCCATCCCCATTCCGCGTCAAAGTCCAAATCAGATGCAGGCACGCTTTCTTTTGTATTTTCTTTCTCTATCTCTATATCTGTATCTATATCTTTCTCTATATCTATCTCTACATTGCAATTTTGTTGCAAAATGTTGCACTCCGTTGCTCCACTGTTGCATTGCAACGCTTTTTGTGCATTTTCCCTAGATTTACGACTTCTTCTGGTACTTGCAGTCTCACTTCCTAGGTTATCTTGCACAAATGGCAACTTGTACTCAATGGAATCTGATGTTTCAAGCAATCCGCAGGAAAGAAGATACTGAATCGTTACTTGAACATTGATTTCGTCCTCGTCAATATCAAGGGCGATCTCTTTGTAAAATTCATCTTCCAATCCGGAATATTCCAGATAGCCACCTTTTTTCAACGACAACAACTGCATCTTAAGATAGATGATCGTATATGTATCGCCACCAGCCATCTTTCGGAGTTTTTTGATTCGTTTGCTATCAAAGAAATCATCCATCAGTTTAAGCCAGTAATACCGCTTATTCTCCGCCATTTTCACTACCTCCAAGCAATTCAATAACCTTTGCCCCAGCATCTTCCGGGCGACAAAATACGAACTCAACGCCATACTTAAGTTGCATTGTCAACATAGCTTTTGCCAATACCTTGCCAGATGTCGGCTTTGTTTTCGGTAGCGATACATTCAGCAATTTTCCAAGTGTGTGCATATATGCAATATTGTTATACCGGTCCACTCGAGGATTATGCCATGTAAATACATCATTGACGGAATACACCTTGTCTGTATTTTCAATAAGCACATATAACTTAATTCCGTTGTTCTGCGCCAAAATACACTCGTCACGGAATCTCGGATGTGCTCTTCCACAGATGTTCCCAGCAATTTCCTGCATGTCCTTTTTCGTGTCAACGGAAACATCATATGTGCCAAGAAAATCCATCTTTTTAAGTTCCATTTTTCTAGCTGATTTTCTATGGATAACATCCGCCACCTTGTCTGTGGCAATTATGTAATCTCCAACCGGCAATGGTGCACGCAAGACTTCCATATCGTGGCTTTTGAAATATCTATTCTTAAGGATATGCAAGCCCTCTTTCTGTCCTTTATCCTCAATTATTAACACGTATTCTCCTTTCTGGCGGTCACTTTCAGCAACCGCCAAAGGTATCTCATGGCTTTCAATTTAGTTTTTTGTGATATATTAAATTCCTTGCCAAAACATCAGATACCGCATAAACTGGTTTCTTTTATGCTTTCACATTGGTGTTTCAACCTATCAAAACGGGCAAAGGTTCATATCAACCTCTAATCCTTTTTCTGCAATATAAACATTTGCTCCATATTTAACTGTTTCTTCTGTCTTTTGTTTAAATAGTGCGGGATCTCCGCTTTTATCTGATAAGTGTATTAGAACGACATTTCTAAATGCCGGGTTATCGTTAGTAGAAATAAATTTAAGTGCCGTATCAAGACTCATGTGACCTCGTAGGCGGTGTTCGTAGTTTGGCTCGTCCCGGTCTACAAACTGCATATCGTAATTGCTCTCAACCATAAAATGATTGACATTTTTGAATCGGTATTTGATGTACTCGGTATCAGATGCATACACCAAACTACCCATTTCTGGATGCGTAATGTAAAAGCCATAGCAAGGAACATCGTGTACTAATGGAAAAATTTTAATTCTGAATTTCCCCATAGAAACAAGATAATACTTCATTTTATCGGCATCATATTCGGGAATTCCTGTACCAAAGCAAGCCGAATTGATTCCTGCATTTTTATATTGCTCGAAATATTTATAATGGTCTCCATGTTCATGGCTGGAAATCATGCCGACTATCTTCATTACATTGAAATTCAAGGCTTTCTTGACTTCCATGAATGGCAACCCAGCTTCGATTATCAAGGCTTCGTTTTCATTCTCCAAAATATAGCAGTTGCCGGATGAACCGGAACCTAGGACTTTAAGCTTTATTTTCAATCACTCCCTTCGCTTTCTCGATAATCTCATCATCAAAATTCGCTAGAACTTTTCTGTAACTTTGCTTTTCAAATATTCCTCTCATTTTTCTTTCATTCGGATTATGACAAAAAACCTTGAAAAAATTATCAATATTGGATTGATGTTTAATTCGCTCAATCTCTGGAAGCCGTACCTCAAACTGTTCGTTACCAAAAACATCTACGCCCTGTTTGACAATGCAGTCCGTAATCTCGTAATCAATACGGTTCACAGCTTTTGGTTTTTCCAATATCCACATTTCCCTAGTAAATTCCGCATCCGGCACATATTTCTGAACTTCATCATTGCTCATGACCTTGTCAGCTTTCAGATAGTAACAATGAATGATTACCGGCAAGCCAAGCGATTTCATATTTCGTACCACCAACCCGGCTTGCGGTATTGCGTTCAAGGCTTCAATTATGCTTGGTGCTACGCATATCCGTTTAATCGTGTTGTTTTCGCCCTCGCACCGCTGTTTTGGAACTCTTGGAATAAACTCATCCACTAAGTCAAATGAAACGTGAACCATAGGCTACTCCAATTCTTCCTCTGCCGGAAACTGAAATACTTTCATGTAATTCTGACTTGCATATTTTTGATATTCTTTTCTAAGCATTTCCATGGCTTTCTTTGCCTTTTCTTCTGTGGAATATGTAGCTACAACGCCATGTGCAATTTCTGATGGTCTGGCAATGGTATCTCTTATCGCAACAATGGAATTATCTTTTGTAATTCCAAAGACAAAATTTTCATATGGAATATCAGTTCTACCGTCCTGTGATATAACTCTCATGGCAACCTCCTAATCTTTCATAAAGTCCGGTACGTTCTCGTCATTCTCAACGACTTCTCCGGATACTTTCTCCGGCTCTGGTTCAACTACTTCGCTCCCGGTCTCAATAGCTTCGGATTCAGCTACAACAAATGGCTCTGAATTGGCATTTTCGGAAATATCACGCTTGACCTGTTCCTGCAAATCTTCCATCGGATATTCCTTGAAATCGTTGTCCTGCATTTCCTCTTTCGTATATAATCCCATTGTCAGCTCCGGGCAATTCAGACTGGAGAAGAAAGATGCGGCGCGATACCGAAGCATTAACTGCGGCATGGTTTTCCATTTGCTACCGTTCTTGCCAAGCCAACCCTCATCTTTTGCCATATCCATATTTACTTCCATGCCCTCAACCCTGCGACCATTTTTCATAGTCCAAGCCGTGCATGAGAATGGCTTGCCGTTCTTGTCCTTTGCTTCGTCAAACTGCAATTCCATATCAAATTTTTCGGAGTTATTGATTGCGGCAATCAGAAATTTACTGCTCCAACTCGGTCTGCCCTGAATAACATACAGATTCTGCATGACCATAAGTGGACTAACTCTTAACCGCTGTGCCTGTTCAATGGCAATCAGACAGTTCGCCTCGTTCTTCTGGAATGTCTGCGGAACGATTGTTGAACTTGCCAGTGCCTTTGCCATCTGCATTGCCATGATGAAATTATCTGATGTTCCGAAAATTCCAAGACTGTAATCTGTAACTTTGTTGCTGTGCGCAACCTCTTTCTTTTCCTCTGCTACTGCTACTTCCTGTTTTTTTGTTTCTGCCATAACTATTTTTCCTCGCTTTCCTCATATTTCTTCACAACCGCCACTTTATCAGCACCATAGGTTTCCACCAACTTCATATCCACGGTTTCATCCGTAACCGTCAGCTTTGCGCCTTTGGCATTTACAACCGTGTCACCGGCTTTTACGGAATCCTCGGTGCGGTATGTATAACTTCTGGTGCTGTTAGGAAATTTCGCTTTGATATAATTCATTCTGACACCTCGCCTTCTTCTACATTTGTGAACTGAACCACTAACCTATTAATCAAATGAGAAAATCCGAGTAAATCAATTGATTCATCTCCTGTAATTCTCTTATAAAAGATAAAAAATGCTTGTATAATTGCAAAGAAATCGTCAGTGACCTCATTGTTACTCAATTCCAATTTAGGAATGCATTCACTTTCTCTTTCCTCTGGCTCTCTGTACACATCCTGCAAAGCACTTAAGAAATATAAAATTTTGTTTTTGTGTTTATCCATTCTACACACCCTCGCTTTCTGCATCGTTAATTGGCATATCCAATGTGACCGCAACATCTCTGATAAACTCTTCCGGAATATAGATTCCTGCCTGTACGCATATCGCATACTGCACCTTTGCAATACTTGTAATATCAGAACCTTGCTTTTCCATTGTCTTTGTCAGAACCTTAAGCAAATTAGCCACGCCACCATGTGACTGTGGAGTTTTCCTTGCTGATAAACTCCGAATCTCTTGAATATCAGTTTTCATATTCTCCATGAATTTATTTCTCCTATTGTCGAACCATTTTTCAAACGCATTCCACAGTTCTAAGAAACAGTCCGTTTTAAGTATTGCATCCTCGATGTTAGTGTATCTTTCCGAAAGAAACAGGCTTATTATCTGCCTTGCGTGCTTTTCAAAATATAATTCACAACTAGCTTTCAAAAAGTACCGATACCCGAAACCGCATCTGCCATTAAACCAAGAAAATGAGTACCATGTGTTGCCTTGAAAATATGTATCGTATTTCGTATCCCACTTGGTAAACATTGGTTCTTCGCCCTTTCTATGTACCAAACGCTTAACGCATTTCTCATGAAACACTTCTTCACACATAGCTTTGAATGTTCCAATACAGAACCTTTCGGTTCCAAGGTCAAGCGGTTCTCCTGTTTTCATGTATTTGTCAATGATTTCGATTGCTTTTGCATTTATTGGATAGTCCATATCACACAGCATCAACTTTCAACTGTTTGTCCTCGGAAACATACAAGCAAATCATCTGACTATCCATATCCGGTAAATTGCCGCTTGACACCGCTTCGCAATTATCAACGAAAATCGGTACACTCACACCGTATAACTCGCTAAGAGAACGGATAATATCAAGTCCTGCCACAATTCTGTGACCGCTGTTCAAAGTTGAATACGGAACGCCATTCACAGTACACTCGCAACAATCTTTCATACCGCCATTTAATTGCGTTTCGAAGAGTTTGAAATTAACTGTCTTAAAATGGCTGTTGATAGATTCTGAAACCTTATCCAGTTTGAAACGAATGAACTCTTCTAAGAGGTAAAGCATCTGTTCCTGGTCGGCAACTTTCTGCCCGATTTCTTTCTGCTCGTCACGAAGCGTTTCGATACGATCATCAATCGCCACATTGTTAGCCGCCTGCGCAATAACCTTGTTCACTTCATCAAGCTGCGCCTGCAGATCGGCTTTCTCGGCTTTTAAATCAGTAACAACCTTGTCTGCGCCCTCGGATTCAACCTTTGCAATATCAGCAAGAATCTTGTCATGCTCTGTTTTCAGCTTCACATACTCTTCATTCTGCGAATAATCAGCTTCTGCCGGGATCTCGGATAACTGCTTTGCATAATCATTCTGCTTTGCAAGTGCCTTGGATTCCTGCTCTTTGAGTGCCACAATGTCTTCCTGCAACTTGGCGTTTTCCTTTGTCAATCGCTCAATATCAGCCTTGCAAGCGTTGCCCTTGTCAATCAGACCTTTAAGTTTTGCGCCCTTTGCATCATCAAATGCTTTGCGTGCATCCTCTAACTGCTTGGCGGCACGTGCCTTGGCATCTGCCTTTTTCTGCTCAAAATCAGCCTTAAGAGACTCAATCTTATCCTGCGGCAACTTCTGACCACATAAGGAACAAACCGTTGTAGATTCATCAAATTTCCACTTGGATTCGTCAAAGAGATATGGCATTTCATCAAATGCCTTGGAAAATTCTGCATTGTATTCAACACCAAGATTTTTCCGCTCTGCATCTGTATCGGAAATTGTCTTCTCATTTGCCTTGATCTGATTTTCCGCAGACTGAATCTGATTATGTAAGTCGTTGAACTCTCGTGTTGCATCATCCTTGGCACTGTCAAGACCTCTACGTTTTGCGGAAAGTTCGTCATTCATGACCTGCATAATGCCGGACATATCAAATTGCAACTGCATTTCCTTACTTCTTAAATCGCCCAACGCGCTACCGGCATTCTCCATTTTCTTGCCACATTCAGCGATTCTTCTTACCAGATCCACCTTTGCAAGCTCCTGTTCTGCCACATCCACATCAATCTTGGATTTTTCTGCTTCATCAATACGCACCGGAATTTCAGCCTGTTTCTTCTTCCACCCGGATAACGCTTTGGAAAACTTAGCACGGATATCATCTGTGGACGGTGCTTTCTCCAACTCGCCGAGTAATGGAGCATACTTAGCATCTGTCTGCGCCAGTTCAACATCCGATACATCCGTTGCAAGGCGCATCAGAATATCGCGCTGATCTTTCCATTTCAGAGAAGAAAAATACTGCGGATTGGTCAGCATCTTAAACATATCCTCGCTCTGTGCCAGATTTGAAACATAGGCTTTGAAATCAGCTTCACTCTTCGGATATCCGTCAATCTCAAATGAATTGACATTGCCTTGCAAAGTAACGGTGTCGGTTCCACGCTTCTTAACCCAATTCTGCTTCTGAACCTTTGAAAGTTCCACTTCTTTCCCATCAACGTCAATAACTCCCACAACCTTAATTTCTACATTATCAATGCGGTTTCCGTCCTTATCTAATGGTCGAACATTAAACTTTTCCTCTCCGGCACTGTTTTTATTGAAAAGCAGCCATGTAAACGCATCGAAGATTGTTGTCTTTCCTGCGGCGTTCTGTCCTTTAATACTTGTCTTATTAGAGAAATTCACATCAAGGCTCTTAATTCCCTTGAAATTCTCCATATGTAATGATCTAATTTTCAGTTTCATTTTCCTTCTCCTTCCACTCTTTATATTTTTTAAGTGCCTCTTCAAAGCATGCTTCATCGTCAATATATCCAAGAGCTGACTCTATAATTTTTGAATTAATAGTTGTTCCCTTTTTCCCCATCAGCTCAATGTCTCTTTGGTGCTCATTTGCAATAATGGCACATGCTGTATGAACTTTCGTCCTGCATGCAACCAGATCTGCATATTCTTCAACGGAAATTGTAACGGTATTTTCTGCCATCTTAATTTTCCTCCTCTAATACATTGATTTTGCTTACAGACACCTCGTATGCTGTTCTCTGTTCTTCTGTTCCATCTTCATATTTCTTAATATATCCGCGGCTCTGAATGCGTCCATTGATCTCAATATGAGTTCCTACTTCCAACTGACCAACAAATCTTGCATTTCTACCCCAAACAACACATGGGATATAATCTGATTTTCCGTAGGAACGATTGACTGCGATTAATAAATCTGCAATTTCTCTTCCAAGCGGAGTTTTCCTGTAAATCGGTTCTTTGCATACATATCCGTCAAGCTGGATTTTGTTCAAATCTGTATGCTCTCCCGGATTCGCTTTTTCAATTTCACAGACGAATACATATAATAACAGACGATTTCTCTTTTCCTCATGTTTGTTATAAGAACTATACACACCGGAAACATTAACGGCAGTGCCCGTGTATTTATCATTCAGATTGATTAATCTCTCTGAAATAATTAATGGGATAATATCAGCCGTCCCACTTAATCTATCCACTTTGAGGTGCATATTATAAAATCCCTCTCCAAACACCTCATGGTTAAATTCCGGCTCTGTGATAATCGTTCCTGTAAGTTCCACTTTATTGTTTTCTGCTCTCATATTTGAATTTCTCCTTTTCTTGTGCTAAAATAGGCGCAAATAGCTTATGCTATTGCTTGAACTGGAATCATTCAGCTTTGGTCGGTTCGGATGATTCCTTTTCTTTGCTGTAATCAGTGTCAAATGTGATATAGGTAATACCGTCATCGTCATCAGACTCACTTCTGTAATCGTAATCTACAATCTCTTCTGTATACTCCTGCCACTCCCCATCTATTTTTGTTCCTATATAAATAAGAAGTAATCCAATCAATACAGGTATAGCAGTGACCGGATACTCCGTTGCATCAATGCAGATGCAAAACAGAAAAACAACGGTGCCGATCATTTCAATTATCTTTTCTAACTTTTTCATAGGCATTTCCTCATGTAACAGAAAAAAGTTTTTTCATCCGATTCTTAGGACTTTTAATTTCGAACTTTTCTCCTGTTTCATCGTCGATCATGTATTTGCCGTCAGAATGCATTGTATGTGGCTTTACTCCCTGTTCTTCCATGAACTCAAGCAAGATATCTTTGCCACCTTGTAAAATATTCATCTGACTTACAACTTCCATCCAATAAACCATAAAATGTGTAATATCCCAGTTCTGATATTCCATAAGAAATTCCGACGCTTTATCTCCTATCAGTTTGTCCATACCGAATCTCTCAATGTAATTCATTGTATAGAAGTAATCTTTCCACTGGTATCTTTCTCCATCGAATGTCTTTTCGATAGGAAACATATTCATAAATTCTCTTGGTGTGAAAGCTCCTACCATATCGCATATCATTTCAATAAGTTGGAACTCGTTTTTTACAAAGTCCGGTTCGCTGCATTTTAATAACTTACAGCCAGACATTCCTTTTAGCTTTATCATTAAATACAGATCCTTTTTAAGTTCATCTGGATAAGCGCTTTTTGCTTCCTGTATTGTCATGTTTCCCCAAAAGCCTGCCATTTTGCATCTTCTGTCTAATGCTCGCACATAATTAATCCACTTAGGTTTAAAGTCGATCAGCTTTTTGCCGTCCATGACGTAAAAATTAAGCATCTTCATCATCCTTTCTCTCAATTAACGGTAAAACCCCGTTCTTCTTAAGCTTTTCATACAGGAACAATCTTCCTTTTTGCGTCCATTCCGTCTGCATAACCACATCAGACCGCCCATTCGACCTTGTAATATCAATAGTCTTACTGTGAACATATCCAAGCCCTTGATATTGCCTGTATAAAATCCACTGTTTTCCTACTTTGCGCTGAACTCCTAACTCTTTCAGCATCTTATTAAACGCTTTAGCAGATATTCCATAATCCTGTGCGATCTGTGTTACCAGTACTGTTGATTTACTGTTCAAAATCAAATCCACGTAGTTGACTTTTGGTTGCATTTCTAAAATGATGTTATTCATTTCAACAACTTCGGTTTCAAGTTCCTGTATCTGCTTGTCTTTCTGCTCAAGCATCTTGTGCGCTTCAATAACTGCAAGTGCCATAAGTTCTTCGCCGGTTGGAATAACTGTTTGCGTCTGGTTATAATAATTTTCTTCCAGTGCATCAAACTGTTCCCATGCCTTATCAGTCCCAAGCATTTTGCAATGACGGCTTGCACCTCGACGTGTCCAAAGATAAAGCTGATTCGCGTTTTTCCCAACAAGGGGAAAATCAGTTACCCTGTTCTTAAACTCCTTAAGATCTGCTCCTTTTAATAAGAAGAAATGTTCTCCCTCTTTAAAATGTGTTTTGTTGCTCTGAAAGTTCTTTTTTACGTTATCTGTTTCTGTTTCGTACACATCAGCCAACTGTGCGGTAGTGATAACTCTTTGTCCTTTCCACTCAATGACCGGCAATTCTTTTGTTCCAATATGTACTAATTCGTTCATTTGTCTCCTTTCCGGATTTTTTGCAATAAAAAATCCAACTACCGCTTGATAGTTGGAAAATACTGGTTGTCTCTATTTTGCTTTGTTGATACAATTAATGTACGGCGGCGGCCATCATGAAAGGAACTGTTATCATGAAAATCGTTAGTATACTTATCTCATTATTGGTATGGCGTGTTACCGGTTACGACTTCTTCATAATTCTAACCGTAACATCCATGACAATCGACCTATACAAAGGAATTAAAAAAGTACAAAAGAGATTAAATAAAATACTAAAGATGATGCGGAAAATAAAGCAATAATGTAACTCATTTCCTGCCGCCGTCGCATATTAATTGTATCAACTGATTTCCTGTGTTACAAACACATTTAATCTGCAAATTTCGACATATTTCTCAACTATCAATATCTTGTTTTCTATTCTTCTGTTTTTGAGTTCCCAGTCTCTTCTACTGGCTGATTTTTTGAAACACTTGCTGAACCCTCAACCATGCCAAGAACGTAGCCTTTCTGAAAGTCGTTCATTTTCGGAATGGCTTCTTTGAGTTTTTCAACAACTTTCTTTTCCTGTTCGCTCACCGTATCACTCCTTTCTGCCGAACTTTTAATGTTGTTTTTGTTCGGTATGCGTATAATATATCACGCTTTCAGAACTATGTCAACATGTTTTTGTTCCGTTTGCGAACTTTTTCTATTTACAATTCTGTTTGCGTATGGTATAGTTCTATGTAGAAAGAGAGGTGAGATTATGAATGAGCGAATGAAAGAACTTCGCAAGGCTATGGGAAAAAGCCAAGAAGAATTTGGAAAGATTCTCGGAATAACCAAGTCTGGTGTCTCTGATATTGAATCAGGACGCAGAAACGTAACAGAACAACATATAATCATGTTACGAAATGAAAATGTCAATGAAGATTGGTTACGAACTGGAAACGGCGAAATGTTTATCCCAGAAACCAAAGACGAGCAGATTTCAAAGATGCTCGCAGACGTACTTAAATGTGAAGATTCAGATTTTAAAAAACGTTTGATCGTGGCGTTATCGAAAATGAATGATACCGGATGGAATGCATTGGAAAAATTCATTGATTCAATCACAAGTCAGAAGTAAAGAAAAGCCAAGGGCAATGCGCAAACCCTTGGCTTTCTTTTACTTTAATAGTTCTTTTATAAACGTTAAGATAGCTCTAAGCCACCTCTCATTATCGCAATGAGCGACCAATTCATAAATTTTTTCCTTGTAAAATTCGTTTACGTTTTCATTCTCAACCTCATTTTCCCCCATCTTATTCTCCTCCAATCATTCCGCACTTCCGATAGCGATACACAAATTATAGAACTTATGTTCGATATCGTCAACCCCATTTGACAAAATGCTACAAATTACAAACTCGTTTGTAGTTGAGGGACAAGAAAACGCCTTATCCCGCCCCTCAGCCAGAACTTGAAGTGCCCTTATCGGACAATTTTATTTTACAAATTTTCCCGCAAACATTCAATTTCTTTCGGTCGCAAGTTTCGACAGGTAAATTTATTATTGTCACAGAATGTCGATTGATTAGTTTAAATTTTGTTAAAAAATTAATTACTGGTTGAAAATTATGCATCTGCCAGTTATCTGTGATGAATTTTAAGTGCATAATTTTCCTTTCTGCCCGTAGGCTTTATGCAAAAGAGCCGGCTACACAACACACGGTCATGTAATCGGCTCTTAGGCGCTTTGGATTATTCAGTTGTCTTTACTGCATAGCTTATCGCTGATCTCCTTAAGCGCAGCATCTAACTTTCTTCAATTTTCATTTTCCAGTTCCGCATCGTAGAACTCATTTTCTTCCAGAATATTAAATTCATAGTTTTCTGTCTGTCTCATCAGGCATCCACATCTTCTGTGTATACTTTCCCTGTGATCTGCTCATATTCCTCCGACGTGATCCATTTACCTACAGCATTATGTACACGGTTCTCATTCCACAGTCCTTTGTCATAGTAATTTTTTACTTTTTCATATTTCTTACTCATCCAGGCTCACCTCCATCTGCATTGCCATGTAATCAATATCTGCTCTCTGTTTATCAATGCTGTCTGTATTTTCTGCTGTTTGTGCAGCGTTTTCAGCCAGATTCTCCGATACAGCCGTTATTCGCTGTTCGGTATCATCTGCTTCTTTCGCCAGTACAACCGTTTTTATGTCTTTCTGTAAAATAATCTGCTCTAAGACTACATATCCAGGAATAACCGATGTCAACGCATCCTCGTCAGTGTAAATTTTTAACACTGCAAGTTCTTCCTTATCCGAAAAAGCGTCCTGCAGCTCCTCACAGGTTTGGTTGCCTGTAAATTCGACATTCAGTTTTCCATCAACATAATTGATGTTATTAATTGTTAAAGTATTTTTTGTTGTTTTTAATTTCATAACATATTTCTTCCTTTTACTAAATATTCTTGACCATAAGTGCTTTTACTCTGGCAAGTGTATTACTTTTCCCGGACGACGTATTATATAACAGTACTAATACAGTTACATTTGAACCTGATACTGTTACAGTTTGAATAGTGGTTAAAGTTTTTCCGGAATTGTTATTATAATCGCAAATTACAAATCCCGTAAATGAATAGCCTGTTGGAATTGTAATACTAATTGTATCTGTTCTGGTTGCTCCTGCTCCTAACCCAGCGGCAGTGCTTGCGGCACTGACTATTTGTAATTTGGGTTCATAATTACTCTTCATCTGAGCCGCCATGCTCCCTGATACATTCGGATTTGCCTGCCTTGCATCAAGTGCATACCCTGCTACAGTTGTTGTGTTATTATTGATTACAGTTGGTATAGTTGGTTTATTGCTCAAATCATTATAACTGCCGCTAAAAGCAACTGCTTTCAGATCTGCAAACCACTTTGCGATTTTCCCGAACAAAATACTATGCTTTTCTCCGCTTTTGAGATTTTCTCTTGCGGATGCTGCTGTAAATGCTGTGGTATTCTCTGCTGTATCTCCCCCGGTTGACACTGCGCCAACATCTTTTGCCGTAAGCACTACATTTCCACGACGGAAAGAATCTTCATTTACACCTTTGATTCCGGTAACTGGAGTTCCGGCCAGCACGTCCCACTTTTCATCTGATGTTTTATAAATATTGGCACCTGCCGGAATTACATTCCCGGCTCCCTCTTTAAAATCATCCGTGGTTGTAAATTCGTCTGAAATATTGAACATCCACCCTGTGCTAACATCCGCAAGTGCCGGAAGATCTGCAAATGCAACTGTTCCGTGTGGCTGCAATCCACCTTTAAGTCCTTCTGATACATCTTTTGCCTGCTGATAGTAATACTTGGCATTGTCAGAATCCTCGCCCTCTCTGCTTCCTGTACCACCAACAGCATAACTCTGTGCCTTGGTTGCACTTTCTTCTGCAGATTCCGCCTTACCGATGATCTCCGCAGCCTTTTGAGTTGCAATATCTGCTTTTTCGGCTGCTGTATCAGCTGACTGACTGGCGGATGATGCTTTCTCCGTGGCTGTGGCGGATGATTCACTGGCGGATGTCTCACTGACTTTTGCGTTGCTTTCGGATGCCTCTGCCGCCGTAGCTGACTTCGCTGCCGCTGTCTCTGACGCTTTGGCATTGGTTTCGGATGTTTTTGCCGCTGTTTCACTGGCTTTTGCAGCATTCTCACTTGCTTTGGCGTTGGCTTCGGACTTTGCCGCTGCCTGCTGGCTTGACTCTGCCTTTGCCACTTCCACTTTGATTTTCGCAAGATAGTTTGGCTCCAAGTGTTTTTCCTCGATGCTACCCTCTTTGACGATGGCAGACACTTTTCCATCCTTATCAATATAAAAAGCTACCGTATCAGAATCAAGGAACTCATACTGTGTAATCAGTGCCGACAGGTCTATGTACTGTTTCGTGCCATCAATCAGAGTCAGGATAATCTGCTGTGTAGTCGGGTTATAATCGAAGTTGATTGCGATTTTCTCCATCTGTGTATCAATCGTAATCTTAGAACCGTTCTTTTTTGTGATCGTAATGATTCCGGTCGATTCCTCAAAGGTCACGTCTGCAACAAGAGTTGCTACCTCTGTCTTGGTTGCTTTTGTCGCATCCAGGGTAACTACATTGTCGTCAATAATGCCGATAGCACTATCCATTTTGTTGAGGTTTCGTTCGTTCAACGGAGTCTCATCGCTTGGGTAATTCTCCCAGTTGATAGGTACGTGTGCTTTATTCATGTTCCTTGCCCTCCTTTTCCATGTCTTTCTCCATCTGTTCCCGTTCGGCAATCACATTTCTATTTGCTTCTGATTCGATCTGATGCAAAATATCTTTAAACACCAGATATTTAACCTCAACCGGAATACTTTCACAGGCATTTACATAATTAATAATGTCATTCTCAAACTCTCGGATTTCTGCGTTAATCATAAACTTTCCACCTTTTCTTTCAGATTTTCTATCTCTTCATGCTGTAATTGCACTGTTGCAACCAGATCAGCGATCAGCTCTGTATAATTCAGTCCGTAATACTTTTCTCCGTTACCGTTTGAGAAAATTTGAGGGCAAATATTCCATCCTTTTTCCACACTTTCCAAAACATCCTGTGCTATAAAGCCATGATGAAATCCATCCTTTTCGAAATTATAACGATACGATTTTGCTCTTAAAGAATAAATAAACTCAGATGATTGCTTTTTGCTTAAATCTAAAATTGTGTTTTTTATTCTTTTGTCAGATCCATTAATTACTCCACCTCTGAATCCGCCTACTCCGGTATCTCCGTCTAAATGGATCATCATGTGGTCATTATCGTTTGCGCCTTTATGCAATGAAACATGATTATATTGAACCGTACATTCATGAACAGGACTTTCAAGCGTCCCTTCCACTGTTCGAAATCCATCCGTTCCCATCTGTACAAGTGTTCCACTGCGTTTAAATTCAATAAGGTTTTCTACAGACTCTTCCGTTTGAATATGCATATATCCCCCGGTCATTTCCATAGAACCTTTTAATTCAAGCAGTTTTGCTTTGATTTTTATGCCCTCGGCTGACTGGTTGATTTCTGAAATGACGCTGTCTCTTGTAACTTTGCTTTCGATCCCCTTTGATGTCTGCGTAATCGCACTAGACATATTGGATGAAAGCTGCTTAAGCGTGGTTATCAATGTCCATTTATATTTACCGCTGTTAATTCCGCCATCCGGATCGCAGCCATACAATTTTCCACTATCCTGATCTAAAAAACTGCGTCCATTATATTTGGATGATGCAGGGTAAGTATCTTGGGGTTTTCCAAAACCATAATAATTAATATCATAGCCATCAATATTCCATGCCTTCAACGAAGCACTGACTTCTGACCGTATCTTAGTTGCGGTCACCTCTATATTTCCGGACAAATCGCCCTCTGCTTCGCTTGCTCTCGTAACTTCCGCTGTAATCTTGTCCTCATTAATTTTAATAGCTGCTGCAAGTTCAATTTCCTGTCCCTGTGCCCTTTTAACTTCTGCTGTAATACTGCTCGCATTTTGCGTGATTCTCGATGATAAACCATCCGTTGTATTTTTAACTTCTGTGCGAATTTCGGTTGCGGTCTGCGTGATCTGTGACTGCAATCCCTTCTCAACATCAGTTATCGTGCTCTGTGTCTTTTCAATGGTTCGCTCCAACACATTGCTCTTGCCTTTGAGCTTTAAAATACTTTTCTGTATTCCGTTCGCCCCGTTTGTCCGGTACTCTTCCCCATCCGCTTCCAAATCATCACGCAAAGCCTGTATACCTTTCAGGGTTCTTTTCAGAATATAGGACTCAATCAGTTCATATCTGGTCGGCAGCCGCACTGCATCCCCGACCTCAAGGCACGGATTTCCTTTGCAGTCTGCCGTAAACGGGCGATAAACAATCCCCCTGATCTTTGAAAGAACATTGTTTGCAATGCTTTTTAATTCTTTCGTTCCTTTACCATAGACAAGAAAATTATCCTCGATCACATAGGCATTGTCTCCGGTGCCTACGATCACGCCAATATCATTCTTCTGCTCCCTGATCTGAAGTTTATTAATGGTTTTGACAAGATAATCTTCATATGTGGCAGTAACATAGAATCCTTTTCCTATCTGCGTACTCTTTGGATCGCGCGGAAACAAATCATCTGCCGGATAAAGATCGTTTCTCGGATAAAGTCCCTGTATATTCTGCTCCAGATATATATAATGAAACTTCCCGTCACGCCCAATGTGCCCCATACAGCCATTGAGCTCACAAATACAGGACAACACTTCCTTGCCGCTCATAGATTCGCCTATGGTGCTCGATTCCTCTGTATCAGAACTTGTCTCGCTGGATGCCGTGACTGCAACTGTTTTTTCAATAGACATGCCGTCATTAACCAGTATAATATCAGCCTGCTCAATCCCGAAGTGATTAAAAAAGCTGTCCCGGAATTGCTTCATTGTGACCGGATCATAAACTGTAACAGTCGTAGTTTTTCCATCTTTATCTTTCTGCTGCTCTTTATGGGATGGAAAGACAGTGTTATACCATGCTGCCACATCTGCATTTAAAATGTCATAAAGAGCATCATATGCGACAACATCACGGCACGTCCTGTCTGCCGTAGGCGTATCAGAATCAACCTTATATCTCCCGAACTGAAATGGAACATCTGTATGTCCACCAAGAGACATCCTTACTGTCATCCATCTGCCCTTCATTGGCAAAAATGTATTTGACACCGTGAATTTAATCATGGCGGCTTCGCATGATCCAAACGTCAATTCCTGTTCCGAACACAAACTTTCTGTCAATTCGAATTTTTCTTGGTGTAGTTCTGTATTTGTGATATTGATTTTTCCGTCATCAGATACGATGGATAATTGCTTATCGACCGTATCTTTTTTGAACAAGTCGCCATATTTATAATTAACCACCATACACACCCCCTATGAAAGCAAGCCGAACTGAATTGTAACGAATTATTCCATCATATGTTCCGTATATCGTAGGCTGAAAATCTGCCATATAACCGTACTGTGTCACATAATCGTCATATTCCGGGATATACGCTGTGATATAGCAGGCTCTCCCTGTCGCATTTGTGAACTGGCTTCTAATATTGTTTAAAACCTCATTGAAAGTCTTATTTGTCAGCATAGCTGGGGTTTCAAATTCGACCTTTAACGCCTTTAATTCCACGGCATTTCTATGTAGATAACCGTTGGCATCCGGATAATCATCTAAGTCCTGCATATTCACATATGAGCTATATGTCTCCGGTTTCATAAAAGACATTGGTACTGTGTAATTTCCAATCTTTAACAGCCATCCGCTGTACGCCATGCGAACACCTCCAATCAAGTTGTCTTTTCAGATTTACAAATATGAACACCGTTATCATCACTTAAAAATAAGATTTCCGTTTTTCCGTCCGGCAGAATATCCGCCACGACGCAATTATTCGGATTTCCTATTGGTGTGCAACTTTCCGGGCACTTGCTCCAGTCTATTGGTTTATATTTTTTCATGGCTATTCTCCTAAAAATGGGTACAAAAATAGCACCTACCGTGTATGATAGGTGCTAAATAAATCAAAAAAGAAGCGCATCTCTGCGCTTCCTCTTATATTTTCTGTATTGTTGCATTTTCCACCAATAAGTAATTACCATCTTCCATTAGCGATAAATGATAATCTTCTTCAAAGTATTCATAGGTTAATTCCATTTCCTCTTCTTTAAAATCTTTATAGCTTTTGTAAAGAGTAACGCAACCTTTTTGACCGTTTTTTGCAGTAAAAACATAACCGCCCAATGGTAAATCTCTACCAACAAGATATCCTCCAGATGGATAAATCCCTTTTTCTTTGTCGTACATACATTCTTCTCCTTTAGTTTATTATTCTATTTATCTGCTCTTCCAGTAAAATATACTTCTGCATGATCGTATTTCCCATAGCAATCAAGCTGATCTGAAATAGTTTTCCCTGGTTTAATCTCACTGTCTGAATCTGTAATATATGTGCTGTTGTAATTTACCACATTATTACTACTGTCAAAAAATATTGCATACGCGCTTACAAAAAGCGCCGGATTTGTGCTGTTATTGGTCACGGATACAGTCACGTTTTCATCATTAAATGTCTGTTCAACGGATAAATCATTTACAACCGGTTTATAATATGGGTTTTCGTCATAATCTAATGTGTAATCCACCTTGTCAATTCCGGACACACTATCAAAATAGAAAACGCCAATAGATGTTTCCCCTACTCCCAATACATCAATGCTCATGTCGGCGGCTCCTATTGAATTCCCACTTGAATCTTTGGCTATAGCGTTCCCAGAAATTGCGACATTCGTGTTTGAATTATTTGTTACAATCAAAAAATCTAATGTGTCTCCTATTGTGTTTTCGTACAGATACTCTTTTACCAAAAAATCAGAATCAGAAACTTCTTCTCTTGTCGCTTCCTTGTTATCTACCGTACTAATAGAAGAAACTTTTTTATTTTGCTCGGTAGAATCAGCAACTGCATCGTTGTTTTCTCCGTTTCCGCCAAATGTGGCAATCAACAGGATTATAACTATAACCACCGCAACAAACCACTTTGTTGCCCCACCCTGCTTTTTTTTGCAATTAGGGCAAATTTTTGCTTTAGCTGGAATCTCCGTCTGACAGTATTTGCATAATTTTGTTTCACTTTTTTCATTCATAGCTGGTCTCCTAACTGTTCTAAGAACTCATTGCCACAATCACAAAATTCTCTAATCATAGACTTCATTAATCCCCATGACATACCAGAATGTCCCTGATTTTTCATAATTTCAATTCCATCTTGAATAGATTTTTCTTTAACAGTTTTGATAATATCTAAGCATTGACCAAGTTCCATTCCTCTGTATAGATCATTAAGTCGAATAGGAACACACTTATCCCACATATTCCATTTATCTTTAGATAAAACCTTATGACCTTCTTCTATCCAATACTTTGATAATTCAGGGATTTTTCTTTTATGTTCTTCCTCTTCACGAATTAATCTTTGACGACTTTCTTCTTGCTCTTTATTAAATTCGTCAAAAGTTTTACCTATACAAAGCATATAAGCATCATCTAAAGACATATCAGATGTTAGTTTATTTCCATTGAATTCACCACAATATTTATTACCATCCTTTGCTCTTTCGTGCAATTCCTTTACAGCTCGTTCAATAGTCCAACCGCAAAGAAAATCAATCTCTCTATATTCCATATTGTTTACCTCCCACCACTTGTAATAAAATGATTCTACCACAAGCGGCGGTATTTGTCACTAAAATATTGGAACTGGATTTCTCTGTGTTCTTCTTGCTTCACTCTTCCATTGCTTAACTGTACTGTCATATATTACCTTGCCGTCTAATTCAACTTTAATTCCGCTGTTTTCACTTGTATTCTGTGCGATTTGTGACAGATATGGTGTCAATGCTTCTGATACTGCGCTTTTTACTCCTGCTTTAATTCCTTCTACGATTTGGCTGTTATTCGCAACCGCTGTATTTCCATTGCTAAACTGCCCGACCATTTCTCCGTGATTTGCAAAAAATAAACCATCTTCCGGGAAGCCTCCGGTTGCAAATGTTGGTATTTTCCCGAGGTTAATATTGCCAGCTTGAATTATTTCTTTTCCACCAATATTTACAGAATCCCATGAAAAAGACAGTTTTGAATTAAGCCACGTTGCAAAATTATTCCATACCTGCTTAATTCCTGCAACAGCATTATCAAATGCCTGCTTCAATCCGTCAGAAATGCCACTGAATGTCCAATTATCTTTTGTAAAATACGGTTCTACATGATTTGTCCACCAAGAACCAATTCCAGATGTACTCCACCAGTTACTAAATTCGCCCCATTTTTCAGAAAGACCTTTTTTCATTCCGTCTCCCTGCTCATCCCATCTTTTTTTTGTAAACCATGGCTTCACATGATTTTCCCACCAATTATATATTCCGGTATTCTGCCACCAATCGGAAAACTCATCCCATTTAGCAGACAATCCCTCTTTTATTCCATTCCCTACTTCCATCCACTTTTTCTTTGTGAACCACGGGAAAATGTTCTCCTGAATGTAAGTTAAAGCTTCATTCCACTTTTCTTCTATTTTACCTTTTATTTCTCCTATTTCTGTCTGTATTGAAAGCTTTTTTTCTCCCCAATATTCTTTTACATCTTCCCACCATGAAGAAACATCCTCTAAAGTTGTTGTTAATTTATTGCGAACGGGTAGTTCTACATTCAATCCCCACCATTCTTTGACATTGTCTTTGAACTCGGAAATCTTCTCCTGTAAATTTGGAAGGACGACATCTGCTCGTAAATCTACATCATCTAATCCGTTTATATTCTTCCATTCATCTATCCACGCCTTTAGATCAAAGCTGTCAGGTACATTTAATTTATTAGGCATATTATCATTGAACTCATTTAATGCTTTTTGGAAATCATCTAATGATTTGTAATCTTCCTTTTTAGGCAGATTTTTGACAAATTCATCAACATTCATTCCATTTCCAATGCCTAATTTGTCCATCACAGTATCATGGCTCAAAACTCCACCGCCATATGCATTAATCCATTCAAACGGATTAAGAAGTTGTTTAAAACTTTCCTGAAGATATTGCAGAAAACCGCCTTTTTCATACGCTTTTTCTAAATTATTAGCATCTTTTTTTATGCTATCTTTTCCAACCGTAAAAGATAACGTTGCCACTACTACAGCAAGTGAAATAGGAATTGCATAAGAGAGCAATGATTTTACCGCCGTTGAACCAAAAGCGGCTGTGAATTTCGCTCCTATTAATTTTCCAATAGTCTCCTTGAGAAGTTTCCCTGTTAACAGTTTGCCTGCAAGTTTCAGAGCAAATGCTCCAAGAAGAATTTCAACTGTCTCAATATCAATGTTTGAAAGAAAATCTTTTACGCCTTTCCAAACATCAGACCACTTGATATTTTCTATCATGGTCTTAATCGTCTTGTAAACTCCCTGTACCCAAACATTTATATCTTCTGCAAGTGCCTTAAAATCAAATGTCTGGAAGAATTTATTTATTCCCTCTGCCAGTGATTTTCCAAGGTTTGACCAGTCAAATGTCTGGCCAAAGGAAAGTGTGGCATAAATCGCCGTATTCAGTGCCCCGGCAATCGTTTTTCCTACATTTCCAAACAGTCTCGGATTGATAAGACCATTAAGGAAATCTGCCAAGCCTTTGCCGAAATTTCTTGCCTTGGAATAAATCTTATCCCAGTTGATAGACTCCATAGCTTTTGATAAGGCATCACTGATGTATTTTCCAAGTTGTTTCAGATTTTTAATATCACTTTCGTAATTTTTGAAAATGGTATCAGTCTTGACGAGTTTACCGCCACTGGCACCGCCTGATGCGCCACCGCCGCCGGAACCGCCCGAACCTTTTTTGCCAGAACCATCATTTGTGGTAATCAGTTTCAATTCATCAAACTGACGGACACCCTTATTCATCTTGTCAATGTTCTTTGCCGCCTGTCCGGTACTGTCCGCAACATCATATGCGCTTTCTGCCGCATCTGAAAAACTATCCGCAAGACCTGCACCGGAATCCTCATATTTCCATCCGAAGATTGCGCCTAAAGCGTTTGTAACCTTTGTAACAAAGCTGATAACAACCAGTAAAACGGAATTGAGTGCTTTTACGAATGGTTTGAAAGCATTGATTAATGCCCCACCAATAACACTGCCAAGCTGTTCGAACGACTGTTTTAAAATTCTGATCTGGTTCGCCCACGAATCAGCAGTACGCGCAAAGTCTCCCTGTGCTGTCTGCGTATTGGCAAGGACGTACTGATACCGGAGCATTGTCTTTTCAGCCTGTGACATAGACTCGATATCAGAATCTAATCCCTGTTTCATCGCCCACTCTTTAAGGGTTGCCTGTGTAAGATCAAGACCGTAATCTCTTAATGGACGTGTCTGTCCGGTAAATATTGCAGCTAAATCCTGCGACACAACATCCTGATCTATGTTATACAGAGATGCCATATCAGCAGTTAATTTTGTTAAATTCAAAGACACATCAGCCATGGAATCAGACAAACCAATATAGCCATCTGTCTGCTTATTCAAAAACTCATTAGCTTTCTTTATCAAACTGCTGTCAATTCCCATGGCTGTTCCCATTGCCTGGAATCGGCTTGCCGTCTGTTTCAATGTCAGTTCTGACATACCGAACTGACGTATAGAGTCCTGTGCAAAGTCATTGACTTTTTTTGACATGTCACCAAAAGTAACATCAACAACGTTCTGAACCTCTGTTAATGCCGATGATATGTCGATTGCATTTTTTATTCCTCTGATCGCTCCGTACAGACCAAGATAAATCCCCATAGAGGATAAAATCTGTCTTGTGAATGACTTGAGTCCGATCAATGCTTTTCCTGTGGATGTCTTAAATCCAAGGAAAGAACCGGAAAGATTACTGATGCTGTTATTTAATCCAGTAATCGCACCGCCAGATCTGTTTGAAAGATTTCCAAGTGCCTGTGTCATTTGTAAAATATTTGCGCTTACATTTGGTGCTTTTGAGAGTGTCTCAAACAGATATTTAAGGTTGTCAGCAAGCAAAGGTATATTTGTTACTGCACGTCCGCTTGCAACGCTTCCAAGCCTTGATATGGCTGTTACAAGGTTGCTCATATTGGTCATATCAAAATTCAATGCACCTATCTTGTTCATCTGGCGTACAAAGTTTTGTAACTGCGCAGATAAAGCCGGCAGATTCTTTGTCGCCTGTGTAGATGCCTTGCCACCAATTTTTGACAGTGCCGACACCATGCTTGTGAGTCCGCTTGTATCAACAGCCTTAACACTTGCTATTCCAGATGCAAGATCTCTCACAGCAGAAGATATTCCGTGGATAGAATTTGCATCAACACCAGAAAATTTATTGAGTGCCCGCACCATTGATGTGATTTCCGAAGATTTACCACCTTTGAATCCGGTAGCCGCATCGGAAATGCTTCTGATTCCGCTTGCAATATTTGAAAGTTTTGCAGTGTCAAACGATATGCTTTCCCGGAGCCTATTCATGCTGTTTACAAGGCTTTCTATGGAATTACTTGCTTTTGCAGAGTCAGCTTTGATTTTTATTTGTAATTCATCAATGTCTGCCATATATGCACCAACTTTCTATGCAAAATAAAAAGACGGTAGGCTGTGACACCTTACCGTCCTTGATCTACTCTTTTAATTTTTCTCTTGTAACCGGTCCGCATTTCTTATCTACTGTAATTCCGACTTTTTTCTGGAATGTTCCAATACCGGTCGCCGTATCATTTCCAAGAATACCGTCCACATTACTGTTTCCCTTTTTATCTTTTTCATCCAGGCATCCGTGATAAATAAGCTCCGTCTGAAGCCATCTCACATCATCCCCTCTCATGCAAGGGAATTTTTTCTTTAAAATCCTTGCAGGTTCCGGGTATGGGTTTAAATGATCTTTTACATTTTTTCTAGGGTTTCCGCTTGTCACAATCGCTGTATGACCTTTTGTTTTTGTGACAATAACATCTCCGTTGTAAAGAACCATTCCTGCCGCATAAC